GGCATGGTCCGTGGTTCAGGAGCAGCGATTAAAGGAGTTAGAAAAGCTAAACTATTATAATCATGCCTGGCGAAAAATATTATAAAGCAGAAAGAGAAAGACAAAAAAAATTTCTTGAGTCTGAAAAAAAATTAGAAGAGAATTATAAAAAAGTCAGAAAAGAAGAATCTGACTATGAATATTTAAATTCATTATTTAGAGAAGACTCAACTAGAGAATATAATCCAGTTGAACATCAACAAGAAGGTGGACTGATGGATCAACCTCATTTGAATTATATGGGTGCTGCTAAAGGTAAATTTATTGCTAAAGGTTGTGGCAAAGTAATGAATGATAGACGTAAAAAAACCAAGATGTATTAACTTTACATTAGTGTAATTTAATATAAAAGATTTGTATGGCAATTGAAGATAATAGTCCAATAGGAGAAATAGATCCTTCCGTTGTACAAACGGATATGTCTGTTCCAGCAGAGCCTGTTGATATTCAAGTTGAAGGACAAGAAGTTCCTGTAATGGAGGAACCTAAAGAAGATTTCTATCGTAATCTTGCAGAAGACATGGATGATAGAATGTTAGATAAAATTTCTTATACATTACTAAGTGATTACAAACGAGATAAAGAATCTAGACAAGATTGGGAACAAGGATATGTAAGTGGTTTAGATTTATTAGGATTTAGATACAGAGATCAAACAAGACCTTTTCAAGGAGCATCAGGAGTAACTCATCCATTACTTGCAGAAGCGGTTACACAATTTCAAGCACAAGCTTATAAAGAATTATTACCAGCATCAGGACCCGTACGTACACAGGTTATTGGAGAAGACGATCAAGAAGTTGAGAACCAAGCACAACGTGTAGAAGATTTTATGAACTACATGTTAATGGAGAAGATGGAAGAATATACTCCAGAGTTTGATCAGTTATTATTTTATTTACCACTTGCAGGATCTGCATTTAAAAAGATTTATTATGATGAGATTATGGGTCGTGCAGTATCTAAGTTTGTACCTGCAGAAGATTTAGTAGTTCCATATTACGCAACAGATTTAAAAGATTGTGAAAGAATTACTCACGTCATTAAAATGTCTGAGAATGATATTCGTAAGAAACAAGAAGCTGGTTTTTATAGAGATGTAGAATTACAAGAAACAAATCCACAAGAGAGTGATATTCAAAAGAAATATAATCAATTAGAAGGTACTCAATCTCCAGGTAATAATATAGATTTTCAATTTAATATATTGGAGATGCATGTAGATTTAGATCTAGAAGAATTTGAAAAGACATCTAATGATAAAAATAAAAATGTTAAGATTCCATATATTGTAACTTTAGATGAAGGATCACAAAAGATATTATCTATCTATAGAAACTATGATGAGAATGATCCATTAAAGATTAGAAAAGATTACTTTGTACACTTTAAGTTTTTACCAGGTTTAGGATTCTATGGATTTGGTTTAATTCACATGATTGGTGGGTTATCTAGATCAGCAACTCAAGCTCTAAGACAATTGTTAGATGCTGGAACATTAGCAAACTTACCAGCTGGATTTAAAGCTAGAGGTTTAAGAATTAGAGATGACGATCAACCATTCCAACCAGGTGAGTTTAGAGATGTAGATGCACCAGGCGGAAACATTAAAGATCAATTTCAATTACTTCCATTTAAAGAACCAAGTGCAACTTTATTTCAATTAATGGGTTTCTGTGTTGAAGCAGGACAACGTTTTGCAGCAATAGCAGATATTCAAGTTGGAGATGGTAATCAACAGGCAGCTGTTGGTACAACCATTGCATTATTAGAAAGAGGCTCAAGAGTAATGTCGGCTATTCATAAACGATGTTATTATTCTATGAGAACTGAATTTAGATTGTTACATAAAATATTTGCAACGTATTTACCACCTGTATATCCATATGCAGTTTATGGTGGAGATCGTTTTGTAAAGCTTACAGACTTTGATGACAGAGTAGATGTTATTCCAGTTGCAGATCCAAATGTATTTTCTTTAGCACAAAGAGTAACTCTTGCTAATGAAACATTAAAGATTGCAATTTCAGCTCCAGAGATTCATGATATTAGAGAAGCATACAGAAGAGTCTATCAAGCATTAGGAACTCAGAACATAGAAGATTTATTAAAACCAGAACCTTTAAAGATTCCAAAAGATCCTGCTATTGAAAACATGGAAGCATTACAAATGAAAATGCCAACTGCTTTTCCAGAACAAGATCATGATGCACATATAACAGCTCACTCATTGTTTATTAAAACAAGAATGGTACAAATTAATCCTGCAGTATACGCATTACTACAAGGACATATCTCAGAACATATTTCACAAAAGGCTTCACAAGAAGTTGTAGAAGCTATGGCTATGAATCCAGAAGATCAAATGTTAGCACAAGCTAATCCAGAAATGTTTACAGTTAAAATGAATGGAGCAATTGCTCAACGTACTGTAGAACTTACTGCACAGTTACAACAAGCAGAAGCTGCGGGGGAACAACAAATAGATCCACTTGTTGCATTAAAACAAAGAGAATTAGATTTGAAAGCTATGGATTTACAAATTAAACAAAATAATACTTTAACAGATAATGCATTGAATGCTTCTCAATTTAAAGTAGATACATTAATGAAACAACAAGAGATTCAAATTAAAGATAGACAATCTAATGATCGTTTAAATATTGCTAAAGAAAAAATTAACTTAGCCAGAGAAAAACAAAACAAATGATTAAAAAAGAAAAAGAACCAAAACTAGGTAAACGATTTGGGCCACCGCCATTAAAAGGTCCTATGCCACAAATACCACCAGTAGATAAAAATTTAAAGAAACTGTAATATGTTACCTATGTTAAATGCAATTGCACCACTAGCCAAAATATTATTTAGTACAATTGAAAAATCTGTACCTGATAAAGATTTACAAGCAAAGTTAAAAGCTGATTTACAAACTCAATTAATGCAGTCACATACACAAGAGTTAACTGCTGCAGCTAAAATTATAGAAGCAGAAGCTAAAGCTGGTTGGTTTGCATCTAGCTGGAGACCTTTATTAATGTATGTGCTTATATTTATTCTTGTATGGAATTATGTATTAGGACCCGTAATCTTATTCTTTTTTAAAGCTTCTATTACTATAACTTTACCAGGAGATGTTTGGACATTATTACAAATAGGTCTTGGTGGATATGTGGTAGGAAGATCCGCAGAATCCGTTGCTAGAACAATGGCTAATAAACCTCAGCCAAAAGACCAAGAAAACGGATAGTGAAATACCTAGCTATTTTGTTATTGCTTTTTTCGTGCAATAATATAAATTCACCAAATATAGATAAACCAATATTAAAAATAGAAAAAGCATTCTAATGTTAGAACGATTAAAAGACTTAATAGCTAAAAACTTTTCTAATAAAGAAATAGAAAAGAAAAATAATACTTTACTTAGAAGTAGAAAAGAAGTTGAGATTAACGGTAATGGAACTTCTGGATATACCATCAAAGAAGGTGAGCATAAAGGAACTGTATTAGGTCATATCAAAAGAGAAAAGAAAGTCATTGAATAGTGAATTTAATAGAAATTAAATATAAAAATGCTTGTGATGAAGTATCTGATATAAATGAACATGTTCCTGTTCTAAAAAGATATGCTGATATGTGTGATCACGTAACAGAATTTGGAGTTAGAAGTGGTGTAAGCACTTGGGCGTGGATTAAATCTAATGCAAAAATAGTTAGATGTTATGATTCTAATAAATGCTCGTTAGCTGAACATCAACAAGCCGCAGATGAAATTAAAAAAGAATTTTCATTTACTCTTGTAAATGTCCTTGCCGATAAATTTGAAATAGAACCAACTGATTTATTATTTATAGATACCAATCATACTTATGAACAATGTTCTAAAGAATTAAGAAAGCATTCAGATAAAGTTAAAAAATTTATTATATTTCATGATACAGTTACCTTTGGTGTAGAATTAAATAAAGCCGTAGAAGAATTTCTAGAAAAAAATAAAGACTGGATGGTCCGTGAAACTTTATTAAATAATAATGGACTAACTGTAATTGCTAGAAAATAAAACTTTGTGAGCCTTGATCCATTGATCAACGACCACGAACCACGGGCCTTTATGAATCATTTATTCTGCCTTGTAAGTTGTAAAGTTACAGAAAACTATACTAAGTTAGCTTTAGATAGTTTTTTTAAACATACTAAATTAGATAAAGACGATCTATTTATGTTTGTTAATAATGATGCAACTGATTCTTTTAAAAACGATTATCCAATTAACATTTATGTTAATAACGAAAAACCGTTAAACTGGTCAGCTAATTTTAATCAAGGTTTAAAAATTGCAAAAGAAAAAAATATGCATTTTGTAATTATTACAAATGATGTTTTATTAACTAAAGATTGGTTTGAACCTTTAAAACAAAAAGATGATATGATTTTAGTTCCTTCTTGTAATGTTAATTTTATGTATAAATCTAAAGAGCTCTCAACTAATTTTTTAATGCACTATGATGAATTAGTTGGCAAAGAAGATATGTTAAATGAAATTGTAAAATTTCACCATGTTCATCATCCGTTTGATAAGCTAGAAGAAAAAATATTTACACAATTATACTTGGCTAGAGTTCCTTATAAAGTTCATAACAAAGTTGGATATTTTGATGAAAAATTTGTAATGGGTGGAGAAGATATGGATTATAGAATACGAGCAGCAATAAAAGGATATAAAACAATGTTGTCTATAAATTCATTTGTTATACATTTTCATGGTAAATCATCTTGGGATGGACAAGAAACAGTAGACCAAGAATTAGTTAGAAGAAACAATTATATAGACTATGCAAATAAAAAATGGGGAGAAGATATAACTGAAATATTTATTAAAAGCGTAAATGCTAAACAATGGGCACATAAAATTGGTCTTGGAAAACAATTTGACAATAACGAACAATATAATATTATACGTACATTAACAAAATGCTAAGTATTGATACAGTTCAAGATATAAAAAAACTAATAAACAAGCGTTTAACCTTAATAAAGGAGGACCTTTGCTATGGTATAGACACGCTTGATAAACTTCACTATGCTAGAGGTCAACTCAGAGCTTTAGAAACTCTGCTTCAGGATCTTAATGACCTGCTGAAACGGGAGAATAGTGAAGATGACGACGACAGTAACAACTGATATTCCTTCTATACATGAAGGTTTAAAAGACGTTTACCAAGACAAAGAAGTGGTTGAGAAAGTTCTCAATCCAAACTCAATAGATAAATCTACTTTAGATAGAATGCCTCAGCCTACGGGTTGGAGAATTTTAGTCTTGCCTTATGCGGGGCCAGCTCAAACTAAAGGTGGAATTATTCTATCTGATACTTCTAAAGATACAATTCAAATGACAACCGTTTGTGCTTACGTTCTTAAAATGGGTAATCTTTGTTATAGAGATAAAGATAAGTTTCCACTAGGACCGTGGTGCAAAGAAGGTGATTGGGTAATCTTTGGCAGGTATGCAGGTAGCCGATTCAAAATAGAAGGAGGAGAAGTTAGAATTCTTAATGATGATGAAATCATTGCTAAGATTGATAACCCTGCTGATATTTTGCACATGTACTAATAGGAGGACAACATGGATAAAGAAACAAAAAAACAACCAGAAGTTGAATTAGATTTAGATGACGCTAAAGAAACTTCTGTTGAAATAAAAGAAAAGGAAGCACCTAAAAAAGCTCCTAACTTAAATGTTGGTGAAGTTGATTTAGGATATACAACTCACGATGGCAAAGCAGAAAAAGAAAAAGAAAAAATTGCCGTTGAAGAAATAGAAGATCAACCTAAAGTTGAAGCTAAAGTTGAAACTAAAACAGAAGCTAAACCAGAAGGTGAGAATCTAGAACAGTATACTGAAAGCGTAAAAAAACGTATTGATAAGTTAACTTATAAAATACGTGAAGCAGAAAGAAGAGAAAAAGCTGCTTTAGAATATGCTAAAGGTTTACAGAAAAAATACTCAGATGCTGAATCTAAGTATTTAGATGTAGATACAAATTACATCAAAGAATTTGACGCAAGAGTTGATGCTCAACGTGCACAAGCGAAAGCTAAATTAAAAGCTGCAATTGAGTCTCAAGATGCGGAACAAATAACACAAGCACAAGATGAACTGACAAGGTTGTCTGTTGAGAAGGAAAAGGCACGAATCGTTATGAGCGAGCGTGAGGCAGCTAAAAAAACCTTTGAAGAACAACAAAAAGCTCAGCCTGTGCAACAAGTACCTCAACAACCAATTACTCCAAGTCCAAAGGCTAAGTCATGGGCCGAAAAAAATGAGTGGTTTGGTAATGATAAATACATGACAAACTCAGCATTTATGCTTCATGAAGACTTGGTAAGTCAGGGGTTTGACGCAGAGAGTGATGAGTACTATAATGAGGTAGATAAACGTATGAGAGATTTATATCCTCATAAGTTTGCAAAATCTCAAGAAGTTGAGATTACAGAGGAGAACAGGAAACCCGTCCAAACTGTTGCTTCTGCTGGTAGAAAACAATCAGGACGCAGAACCGTGAGACTCACCAAATCACAGGTGGCTATTGCTAAAAAATTAGGGGTGCCACTAGAAGAATACGCTAAATACGTGAAGGAGGTATAAATGAGCGATAAAATAAATAATAGAACTTCACGCGAGTCAGAAGTAAGAAGCAAGGATCTTCGTAAGAAGCCTTGGACTCCACCGTCAAGTCTGGATGCACCTAAAGCACCAGCGGGTTTTGTTCATCGATGGATTAGAACAGAATCGCAGGGTTTTCAGGATACGGCAAACGTATCTAAAAAACTCAGAGAAGGTTGGGAATTTGTGAGATCTGAAGAAATTAAAAATTCTGCAGGTGATCATGACTATCCAGTAATCTCCGAGGGAAAATATGCTGGGTTAATTGGGGTTGGCGGCCTTGTGTTGGCAAGGATACCTGAAGAGATTGTCAAAAGTCGTTCCGAGTATTTTAAAAGAATTACTCAGGATAGAATTAATGCGATAGATGCCGATCTAATGAAGGAACAACGACCAGGAATGCCTATCAATATTGAAAGGCAGTCCCGTGTAACTTTTGGTGGTGGACGTAAGTCATAATTTTTTGGCAAAAGTCAACTACTGTAAATTAAATTAAAATAAACGGAGTATAATAAATGGCAAACGTAACAGAAAAATTTGGTCTAAGACCAAGTAGACAACTTAACGGTAGTCCATTCATTAACGCCCAAAACAGATATAGAGTAGCAAGCAATAACTCTACTTCAATTTATCAAGGTGATGTGGTTATTCCATTCGCTTCTGGTAACGTTGGAAGAGCTATTGCAAATACATCTACACCTGCAGTGGGAGTATTTAATGGATGTTTTTATACAGATCCGACAACGCAAAAACCAACATGGAAGAATTATCTTCCAGGTTCAACAGTTGCAAGCGATATTATCGCTTTCGTAATTGATGGGCCAGATACAGTATTCGAAATAAATGCGAATGCTACTTTTGCAGTTGCCGACATCTTTAAAAACTTTTCAATCTCTAATGAGACTGGAAATACTAAAACAGGTATATCTTTTGTACAATTAGATGTAGCGACATCAGGAACTGATTCGACATATTTAGTTCAAGCAATTGACATATCAGGCGACGTACTTAACAGCGATGTGGCTGTATCTAATGCGAACGTGCTTGTTAGAATTAACAATCACTTCTATAGATCTGCTACCTCAGGACTATAATAGGAGAATAAAACATGGCTATATCACGTTCACAGCTAGTTAAAGAACTAGAGCCAGGATTGAATGCCCTATTCGGCCTGGAATACAACAGATACGACAACGAGCACACAGAAATCTTTACATCTGAAACTTCAGACAGAGCGTTTGAAGAAGAAGTAATGTTAACGGGTTTCGCAGGTGCTGCTATCAAACAAGAAGGTGCAGGAGTGCAGTTCGATCAAGCTTCTGAAGCCTACACTTCAAGATACACTCATCAAACAATTGCTTTGGCATTTGCTATAACTGAGGAAGCTATTGAAGATAACTTGTACGATAGATTAGCTTCTAGATACACTAGAGCTTTAGCTCGTTCAATGTCACAAACTAAACAAACAATTGCAGCTAACGTATTAAATAATGGATTTGATACGGGTGGTTCATACAACGGAGGTGATGGAAAAGCTTTATTAGCTAGTGATCACCCTCTTGCTAATGGTGGAACTTTTTCAAACATCTTAGCAACTGCAGCCGATCTTAACGAAACTTCATTAGAACAATCGTTAATTGATATTGCAGGGTTTGTAGATGAGAGAGGTTTAAAAATCGCTCTTCAAGGTAGAAAATTGATTATTCCAAAAGAATTACAATTTACTGCTGAGAGAGTTTTAAAATCTCCACTTAGAACTGCTACATCTGACAATGACATTAATGCAATGTTAAATATGGGAATGATTCCAGAAGGTTACAGAGTGAATCACTTCTTAACTGATACAGATGCATTCTTTATCATTACAGACGCTCCTAACGGATTAAAAGAATTCGTTAGAAGTCCAATCAAAACAGCTATTGAAGGCGATTTTGATACTGGTAACGTTAGATTCAAAGCTAGAGAAAGATACAGCTTCGGTTGGTCTGATCCTAGAGGAATCTTCGGAACTCCAGGAGCGGCTTAATAATTTAAGTCTTTCCACAAAAGGGGCTTGTGTTTACACAGGCCCCTTTTTCTTTTATAATAAATAAATATTCTAGATTAATAGTTTTGTAGACTGGCTAGACAGACGGTATAGAGACTACAAAGCTTAACCGCTATACAGGAGAAAATTATGGCACAAACAACTTTTTCAGGACCAGTAAAATCTTTAGCAGGTTTTATTAGTGCTGGAGTATCAAATTCAGTAACAACAGCAGTAGGAAAAACATTAACTGTTGCAAATGATGCTGGAAAACAAATCTATTACACAAGCACAGCAGCAGCAACTTTTACTTTACCAGCTGTAAATACAAATTCACCAAGTGATCCAACTGATCCAAATCAGTCTAATAATTATGGAGCAACTTTTGAATTTGTTCTTTCAACAACTGTAACAGGTAATTTTGTAGTACAAGTAGCAAATACTAGTGATACTATGGTAGGAACAGCAATTCTTGGTTCTGGAACTACAGCATTAGTATTTAGTACAGTAACTGCATCAGACACTATAACTTTAAGTGGTACAACTACAGGTGGTGTAGGTGGAGCAAGTGTTAAAGCTACAGTGGTAGGAGCTAACAGATATAAAGTAGAAGTAGTATCTGGAGCTACTGGAGCAGTAGCAACACCTTTTAGTGCTGCAGTATAATTAATTTATTTTAAGGAGCTCTTCGGGGCTCCTTAAAAAATAAGGAGTAAAAATGAAATCAGATGTAAAACCAGTCATATGTGCTAGTACATCATCCAATGCAGTATTATTTACAGGTCCTACAAGACTTAGAGGATTTATGATTCAATCCAGTGGTCCTGCTGGAACAGCAATTATTAATGGTTTAGCAAACGTTACAACTGTTAGTTCTTCAACTAATACACAAGTTTATATTCCAATCCAAGTTGGTGCAAATGGAACAGAAACTTTAAATCTTCCAGAAGATGGTGTTCTATATGCTCAAAGAGGTGGTGTAGGAATAGTTGATGGTATTGGTATAACAGCTAATATAAGTGCTTTAACTATTACATTATTTATAGATAAGTAAAATGTCTGGCTTTGGTATTCAAAAGCGAGGAACAGGTAAAGCTGTTAAAAAAATGTCTTTTGGAGGTGTTGCTGGAGTTTATGGTAGTGTAGGTAGATCACTTCCTGGAGCATATCAAAAAGCATACTTAAGAGAATCTATACTTCCTCAAACAAAACAAATCTCTTATATGGCAGGAGTAGAGCCTTTAATAAAAGAAACTTCAAAACAAAAAGAAAAAGAAAAACAAAAAATGGCTAGAGGAGGAGATATTCAACCTCCTAAAACAAAAAAATATTTTAGACCAACAAAAGAAGGTGCTGGAATGACAAAAGCTGGAGTTGAAAGATATAGAAGAGAAAACCCAGGTTCAAAGTTATCCACAGCAGTAACTGGTAAAGTAAAACCAGGAAGTAGATCAGCTAAAAGAAGAAAATCATTTTGTGCAAGAAGTGCTGGACAAATGAAGATGTTTCCAAGTGCTGCAAAAGACCCAAATTCAAGATTAAGACAGGCTAGAAGACGATGGAAATGTTAACTTGCAATGTCTTATTTAAATGCTAACATACCACCTATATA